GTTTTAGCAGGGTCAAACATGGTGCCTGCTGCTAACGTATCAGTTGCATCATCAGCATATCGGCGGTCTGTTGGGTATTGGTATTTGTAGTCTGGTTGCTTCTCAGCCATGGCTGCTCTCCTTAAAGGTTAGTAATTAGGAAGCGGATTGAAGTGTCTTCTGGTTTGGTTACAAGTTCCCAGTTTTTTGCTTTCTGCAAGTCAGCCCAAGAAGCGCTTAAAGACTCACGCTCTGTACCACCAGTTAAAGTGTCTTTAGGTGCAATGAAGCTAAAACCTTGCGGATGGATCAACATGTTGCGACGCGTCCAAAGGATTTCATGACCAGCACCGTTACCAGTTGATTGTGTTTCTTCAACCTTCAAATCTTTTGGACCGGGAACAGAGTCATATGCAAATGCGCGTGGACCTGCAAGAATCGTGATGAACTTAGCGTTTGCGCCTGTGCCAATTTGCGTATTGGTATCTGTTTCAATGACTGCGCGCCCGTTGTAAACGGTGATTGGTGGCAAGTTATCACTTGTGGTCACTTGTTCAAGTAATTGCTGTTTACGCATCTTCGCAGCAATACGTGAATGCACGAACATCACACCACGTCCACGTAATGAAGCATTCATTGTGCTTTCCGCATCAATGTAGGCATCTACTGACCAACGTGAAGCATCTGTTGCTGTTGAAGCAGAGATGTCAGTAGTGAATCGCTTGCCGTTCGCCTGGTCATAATTACGCAAGCCAATTACTGTTGCTAGAGCACGGTTTTCGGCAGCTTGTTGCCAATACTTATTCAGCATTCCACCAATAAGCTCAAGTGAATTGACCTTCGATAAATACTGCCCAAGAACAGACTCAAGAAAGCCTTCGTTCATATAAGCAACGCGGCCTTGCATTTCACCTGCATCAATCGTGCGAGGCATTGCGATATCAGTCAAAATGGTGTTGCCATAGTTCTGTTCAACATTACCATCCACACCGTTAATGTATGGAACGACGAATGTTGATGAACCACTTGTAAGCAAAGGACGTAAAGATTCATCAGATACGAATGCACCTGATTGCACGAGTGGCGAAACTGCCACAGGATTTGGACGTAGATAAGATAAAACTACGTCACGGTTAAATACTTCTACTAAAGAAGGCATGGAGTTACTCCCAATAATTAATTATTAAAGTCACCATTCGCTACTGCTGCTTGGAACCCTTGAGGGTCATTCTTTTGGAATTCCAAGCGCTCTTGCGTGGTCATTTCACTTGGTTTCTTGGCAGCTCCACCACCCGAACCACCGCCAGAAGCCCCACTTCCTGACGCATTTGATGCAACAATTAATGGCTTAAATGCCACGTTGCTGCGAAACTCTTTTTTGAGGTCATCAATACTTAAAGCACTAGGTTTGCCCTGCGAATCTAGTACACGTACTTTGACCTCTCCGTTTTCATCAGTTTCAACTTGAAGACGGTTTGTAATATGTGGAAGCAAAACTGCCTCCGAGCCTTTGATTGAAAGCTCACTTGCTAATGCTTGAGCTGTTTGCCCGACAGTTAATTTGTAGACTTGGTCTTGCAATGCTTTGGTAGCTTCTGCATGTTTTGCTTCTGCTTGCTCAAGCTTGGCTTTCCAAGATGCTTCAATTGCAGCAACGTCACCTTTTTTACGGGCTGCTTCTTCGGCTTCGCGTTGAGCTTTCTCTTCGGCTTCGCGTTGTTTTTCCTGAGCAGTTTTCTTTTCATTCAAAAGCTGATTAACTTTGTTTTTAAGGCCATCAAGTTCTGAATTATCTTGCTGCGGCAAACCTTCAACTTTTAAATAAAATGCACCATCTTTTTCTTCATAAAGTGCTTTCATTTCATCAGATAAGCCCTCTAGGCTATCGAGTTTGTATTTCATGTTTTGCTCCCTGAGCGGTTTTGCAGTCACAAACTGCGGGCAATAAAAAAGCACCCGAAGGTGCTATGGTTTAATTTATTTGGTAGGCTTGTTAATTCTTCTAAGCCATCGGCGCAATCTGAACTTACTTCGCGTTGAAAGTCTTGAAAGCTCTAATGAGCCTTCGCCTGTTAAATCAATGATCATAACCCCAACCTCTTAAACATTTCTTCATCAAGCTTTTTGAGTTCAGCAAGTGTGAATGGCTGACCCGTTAAAGGATCTACAAACTTATCCAATGAGTATTTCCCCTCTTTGAATAGCTTGTATCTAGCAGGCCCAAGCCAAGACTTTTGAAAAGCTGCATCTTGTTTGTCAAACCAACCTTTGAAAGTTGTATTTGAATCAACCACGCCTATCTCACCTTCACCATTCACTTTATTGTTAAATGGACGCATCCCAATTGTTTTTCCTGAATCATCCGAAACCGGAATTAGGATCGATCTACAGTTGGGATGAAGTGGTGGCACAGGATGAGGTTCATCTTTCTTATAAACCTTGTCAGAGTAACCCATACAGATTTTAGAAGTACGGCTATCCAGTGTTGCGATGAACTTTACATACTCAACACCAATGGTCTGATACGTTTCATTCAAGGCCACATTTGACACATGACTTCTAGCAGTACGAACCATAGTTGAAATCTGGTTTCTACTTTGATCAAGTAAGCCATCTTGGTAATTAAGTGCTTTCTTACCCTTAATCCGCTGAACAATTTGCTGGTTTGTCTGACCTTTAGATAAGCCGTCTCGAATAGTTTGCTCCACTCTTACGCGCACATCATCCGTAATTCGCGCAAAGATAGAATCAAGCAGCACACCGCCACTCAAAGGCGTTTTCTTTGCCTTGTTGAATAGCGTCTTTCCATTTGGTTCTATTTTGCGATTAGCGAGGGTTTTAGCCTGATATGTAGCTTCATACACCGCTAATGCAGTAGCGCTTACAGTGAACCTCTCAAGCAATCCTGAAGCTACACTTGTTTGCCAAGTCTGAACTAATGTTCTTACTTCTTTTAAAGCTGGCGTTGTGTATTGCCCTGCCATTAATGCCGTCTTTTCAGCATCACTTAATTCATCCAATAAATCTCTCAACTTTGAAAGCATCTCACTAGAGAGCGAATCAAATTGTGTTAGGAGATTATTGATTTCAGTTGAAGAGAGCCGATAAAGATAGGCCTGATGTGATACCAGGGCATCAAGTAGAGCTTGTTGTGACAACTGGACGTTCATTTGTCACTCCTGCGATTTAAACCACCATAGGTCTATTAATTGACTCGCTTTCGATACGTGTTTGTTCATCTTCATAGCTAATTTCTGGAACTTTCCCAGTAGTTAGCAACTCATGGAAGGTTTCCATACTCATGCGATTAGCAAGCACCATTTCCCAATAGAACTTAAGCGTATCAAGGTCAATCTTACCTTTAGCAAAATCTTGCTTAATTGTGAGTTTCGCTTTAGATCCGCTTCCATAATATGCAGCGCACCATTTAAGCGCATATTCCATCGCCTCATTAGTATTCGCCACACACAAAGAAAGGACACTATACTGAGCCAGCTTTTCATTATTTGATTGGGTAGCTGTCTTATTGACTTGTTCAGTCTCAAGAATCTTGGCACCCATCGCTTGCATGTACTTTTCTTTAGCATCCATAGCTTGTTTCGCTAAGGTACTTTCAGTTACTTGCTTGTAATCAAATGATGAACCTTTCGGAAGCATTAAAGGATTCTTAGAACCTAAGCGAACACCATTTTTCTGCAACCAGTCACGCCAACCTTCATCAAGTTCATTAATAACCGGTTGAGCTTGACCACAGATAAATACCATTTCTTCATAGCTTGCGCTGTTCTGATAATGGGCTAGGTTCATTGTGACAATTGGTTCTAATGGGATCGGGTCAATATTCCAATCATTAGCCAAAGACCCCAAAGGAATAAAAGGAATTTCATTCCATCTTTGGCCTAATGAATTCGTTGGATAAAAGATATCCCCGCCCTGTAGTTCTCCTGACTTATCTGTATAAACTTGAACGTTATATTCATTGTTTTCATCAAGTCGAAGTACGCGATAAATATTGATTTCTTTCTTAGAGAATTCGTCTTCTGGATCCTTTTCCGTAGTCTTCTCATGCAAGACAATAAGTTCAGGCTTATAGACCGAACCAACTCGCTTTAGACTCCAATTGATAATACTCAACGATTCATAAAATACGATCGTTGGTCGAATTCCTAAGCTCTCTGCCTGCTGTACAGACACATTTCCATTAGTAGTTGGATAATCAACAAATAAACCACCACGTGCATGTTTAAGCTGACCTTGCAAGGCAGATTGAGCAACTTGATAAATTGACTTGCCCGTACCATCAGCATCGTATTTAAGAAAATCCATTCCATCCGGTTCGAATGTTGGATCCTCAGCAAATACTACGCCCACCATCTTGTTTAATGTGTCTTTAGTAATCTCATAGAACACAGCACGGGTTAAGTAAGCCAAATAATATTGATCATTCTGCGTTAAGTCAGACGATACATTGGGTTTTGGTAAATAAAGTTCGCCACGCTCTTTAACTTTGGTGGAACCATCACAGACATCGTCGATAGTTTTCCAACGCTTTTTCATGTCTGCATAAGCTTGATGTTCAGTATTAACTGGCATTAGTAAACCATTCCTATATCTAGTGTTTTTGCAACTACCTTTTTACCCATAGCCACAGCAAACATACGGAAACCATCAGCACCGTGTGAGTGAATGTCATGAAGTGGGTTGTCTTTCCAACATCCAAGCTTGTCATTCCACTCTTTTCGGTAGTTCTCAAGATGAGTGATGCCTTCTGCACATTTGTACTCATCAAATTCACATAGAGGCAAAATCTCACGAACCTGCTCAATACCATCCATCACCGTTATATTTGGCACCACCTCGAAATTGACTGAGTACTTCTCCCCGTCATCAAGCACATAGCCCTCTTTGGCTATGTCTAAACGAGACTTCCCATCATTCATAAGAGAGCGGTTTTTAATGTCGTGCGGAGCATAATGCTTGCTGTACTTGTAGCCTTTTTCTTTAAGCACTTTGAAATAGTGCCGCATACCTTCGCCTGAGTTTTCGTAGTAGTCGATAACTTGATAACAAGTATCTGATAGCTTCCGAATAAACCAGATCACCATAGAGTCTGAGAAACCCAAGTCCCAAAATGTCATGACAGGCAAATGATCATTTGATGGCAATGAACCAATGCGTTTATTGGCATACAAGAATTTAAATTGGTTCTTGTAGTAAGCACCTTCAACAGACTGAGCAAAAGCTTCACTAGGAATACTTGGATATTCCCGCTTCATATCCTCGCCAAGAGTTTTCTCTTTTGAGTGATACCAAGCCCTTTGCTTTGGCGTTGTTTTAATCTTGTGCTTAACTTCCAGTTCTTCAAAGTATTGAACTAGGCGCTGTGGGAGTTCTTCAGTTGGTTCAATTTCATAATCAGCATTCTTCCACCAGGAGAAGAAAAAGAATTTCCAATCAAGCGGACTTAGTTTTTTACTGAGTAATAATAACTTTTCCGCTAATTGACAGAATTCGTAGAAGTAACCACTTTTACCTTCAGCCGTACTTTCAAGGGTAATACGACCTTTAAGGCTAACTGCCTCAAATGCACCTGTAACAATCTCACGGGCCTTATCTGGAAACTTCGCACAAATCTTACCGAACTCAGACACATGTAATCGGTCTAATGTTCCACCACGAAATGAAGTTGAAACGGTAATTGAGCCACCTTTGCTAAAAACAAGCTCATCTTTAGTTTGAATCTCTAAAGGATTGGCTGCTTTGATAAGGTGTGGCAAGCGATCGTAAGCGTACTTAACCTTTTCACGGAACAGACGCTTAGCATCATGTAATGTATGGGCAATCAAAGCACACTTATCAGACATGAACAATGCAGCATCTAACTGAATCATGCACATCTCAGTGGTAAAACCTAACTGACGTGCCTTTAAGATGATGTTACGTGTCCATTCGTTTTCGAAGTATTCAAGCTGTTCAAGTGTCATCTTGAACTTAACTTGCTTACCCTCTTTATTCGTAATGTAGTAAAGATTATTTAAGCGCCATAACTGGTCTTTAAGTTTCGCTTTATGCTCAGGATTCAGCATGGCTACTCCTTATAATTAATCATCCTTCCCTATTTCATCCATCAATTCTGATAATGACTGAACTTCAAGTGTCAGCTTATTCTCTTGTTTGTCAGCTAAGCCAAGCTCACGGGCAACAATAGAAGCATTAAGCAATCCAGCACTTGCACCTTCAAACTTTTGAGTGAAGATAACCCTTTTGATATCGCTACAGATTCCAATAAAACCTTCTTTAGAGCAGTAAGTTGCCCA